TTGCTTGACGGCGTTAAGGTTGGTGTCGATATAGCTAAGGAGCTATCTGGTGAGTGATGTTTTTAGTAATAATGCTTTAAAAGTTTTGCGAGATAATTACCGGCGAATGATGAACGAGATAAGCGATCACATTAGCACGGGCAGTTGTAAAACATATGATGAATACTCTAAATGCTGCGGGATTATTGAAGGTCTTGCTATGGCTGAGAGAGAACTTCTTGATCTGAACGAACGGATTGAGAAGGCATAGTTCTCCGCATATTGCGGTGCAAGGTGACTCTGGACACCATTTTCCAGTGCGAAAGGAATGGACATGAGCGAAGCTGCTACAGTCGAGATTGGTTCTGTTAAGGTGGATGGCGACACAAAGGGCAATCTGGAGGAATGGACAAACACAGATAAAGCCCGTCAGTTGCCTGACCCCACTGGATACAAGATATTAATCATTATGCCTCAAGTTGATGAAAAGACTGAGGGCGGAATTATTAAGGCACAAGAAACAATGCACCTTGAAGAGGTGGGTTCTATTATTGGTTTTGTGCTGAAACTTGGCCCCGATGCTTATCAAGATAAAAAGAAGTTTCCCAACGGCCCTTATTGCAAGGAGGGAGACCTTATCTTAATGAGATCTTATTCGGGTACTCGATTCTCTATACACGGGAAAGAGTTCAGGTTAATTAATGATGACAGCGTTGAAGCTACTGTCCAAGAAGCAAGAGGCATTAGAAAAGTATGAGCGACGAACAGTTCCAAGAATCAAGCAGTGAAGACAAGTTCTTTGGTGTAAAGACTCAAATCAGCAAGAAAGCCGAGCCTGCTCCTGTTGAGGATGCTGGTGATATTGAAGTTAAGATTGTTGATGACACTCCGCCAGAGGATAGAAACCGTCCCACTTTTAGTGATGACACCCCTGCTGATGACGGTATCACAGAGGAAGAGCTAAAGAATTATACAGGGTCTGCTCAGAAAAGAATCAACAAGCTTAGGGCGATTAACAACGATGATCGTCGAAAGCGAGAGCAAGCTGAGAAAATGCGAGATGAGGCTGTTCGCGTTGCTCAGGAGCTTGTGGAGAAGAACAAAGCCCAGCAGGATATGCTGGATCGCGGCGAGTCTGCTCTTATTGATTCTGTAAAGCAAAAGGCAAAGGTTGACTATGAAACTGCAAAGCAGAATTACAGGTCAGCTTATGAGGAAGGCGATACTGAGAAGATAGTAGCTACTCAAGAAGCTATGAACCTTGCTCAATATGAGCTTAAAGATATTGAAAGAAAAGAGCAGGGTAAGATTTTTGCTCAAAAAGCAAGAGAGGCTCAAGCAAAACAGGCTCAGGCTCAACCACAGCAACCAGTTCAACCACAGTTTACTCAAAAACAAATCAATTGGTTTGAAGCGAATAAGTGGTATGTACAGCCTAAAGACAACCAAGAAAAGAAAATGCAAAAAGTTGCCACCGCTACTGATAATTATCTTCAAGAGGTGGAAAGGTTAGATCCTGAAAGCGATGAGTATTACAATACAATCGATCAGACAATGCGTAAGTATTTTCCTGAATACTTTGGTGAAGATGTTCGTTCTGGGAGCGATGCTCCATCAGCACCAAGTAGGGTAAACGTGGTGGCCCCAGCCAATAGAAATAATGGCGCAAAACCACGCACAGTAGAGCTAACTCCTACCGCAGTCGCCCTCGCAAAGCGGCTCGGACTCAGTAATGAGCAGTATGCTAAATCATATGCCAAGCAACTCCAAAGAGGTAGATAATGGCTGAACAGCGCACACCACGCTCTGAAGAGAGCAGAGATAGTGAAACTAGAGCGTCCGATGCTTGGACTCCAGCTTCGGTATTACCAGTTCCTGCACCTAAAGACGGTTGGGTATTCAGATGGATACGAACAAGCGTTCTGGGACATTCGGATAATACTAACGTCTCTCAGAAAATGAGGGAGGGCTGGGTTCCAGTTAAGGCTGATGATCATCCAGAGATGCAAGTCATGTCTGATGTTGACTCAAGATTTGATGGCAACATTGAGGTTGGCGGATTGCTGCTTTGTAAAGCTCCCAAGGAGGAGATGGACAAAAGATCAGCTTACTACCAGCAGATGGCGGCATCTCAGATGGAGTCTGTGGACAATAGTTTCATGAGAGAAAACGACCCCCGTATGCCCCTGTTAAAACCAGATCGCACTACGAGGACTCAATTTGGTAAAGGCTGACTCCATTAGGTTCGGCCTTAAACAATCGAGGTAATTATCGATGGCTGCAACCGCATCCCCTATGGGAGCGGAACCAGTTGGCACTTTGTCTGCCAGCGGTTCTTTCTCCGGCAAGGTTCGGCATATCAAGATAGCTAGTGGTTACGCCACTAATATCTTCTATGGTGACTTTGTAAAAATGGTATCTGCCGGTGTTGTTGAAAAAGACACAGGCACATCTACCTTAACTCCTGTTGGTGTATTTATGGGCTGTGCTTTTACAGACCCTAACACTAAGCAGAAAACTTTTTCTCAGATATGGCCTGCCAGCACAGTTGCTGCTGACGCAGTTGCGTATGTGATGGATGACCCTGACGCTGTTTTCAGGATGCAAAGTGACGAGGCTCTCGTCCAAAGCGATCTTGGTAACAACGTGGGTGTAGTCCAGACGGCTGGCTCGACTGATATTGGCCGAAGCAAGAATGCTTTGGATGGTTCAACTGCTGCAACAACTAACACTCTTCCTCTGCGAATTGTGGAATTTGTTGACGGCCCAGACAGTGCAGTAGGCGATGCCTTTACTGACGCCTTGGTTTTCATTAACTTCGGTGATCATCAGTATCGTCAGCATACTGGCACAGGCACATAAGGAGACTAGCAAATGGCTATTTCAAGAGCGCAAATGCTCAAAGAGCTACTGCCGGGTCTTAACGCCCTGTTTGGCTTAGAGTATGAAAAGTATGAAGACGAGCACACGATGATTTACGAGAGTGAAGCATCAGAGCGTTCGTTTGAGGAAGAGGTCAAGCTCAGTGGTTTTGGGGCGGCTCCTGTGAAAGCTGAAGGTAGCGCGATATCTTATGATTCCGCTCAAGAGTCTTTCACTGCTCGCTACAACCACGAGACCGTTGCGATGGGATTCAGCATCACAGAAGAAGCTATGGAGGATAACCTCTATGACTCTCTGTCTGCTCGTTATACCAAAGCTCTGGCTAGAGGTATGGCCTATACCAAGCAGGTTAAATCTGCTTTTCCACTTAACAATGGTTTCAGCAACGCCTTTCAATCTGGCGATGGTGTTAACTTGTTTACTGCTGTTGGCGATGGTGTCACTGGCGGTGACGGTCATCCACTTGTTAATGGTGGTAAAAACAGCAACCGACCCGTGGTTGCCGCAGACTTGAATGAAGTCTCTCTTGAGGACGCTGTAATTAATATTGCTGCGTATACTGATGAGAGAGGTCTTTTGATTGCTGCTCGTCCACGGCGTTTGATTGTTCCGCCTGCGTTGATGTTTGTTGCTACTCGACTGCTGGAAACAGAAGGTCGAGTCGGTACAGCCGACAACGATATCAACGCTCTTCGCAACAACGGTTCTATCCCTGAAGGGTATAGCGTCAATCACTATCTGACTGACAGCAATGCTTTCTTCTTGATAACCGATGTTCCGAATGGCATGAAGCACTTCGAGCGTACTGCGCTTGAGACTTCAATGGATGGTGACTTCGATACTGGTAACGTGCGCTACAAGGCGCGTGAGCGTTACTCTTTCGGTGTCTCTGATCCTTTGGGCATCTATGGTTCGCCCGGTACTTCGTAAGTAGTACCGTATTCCCTTGCTAGGGGGTAGTTCGCTACCCCCATATTTTTCCTGACTGCGAAAGCAGACCTAGCCAAGACAGGAGACACATATGGCTACTACCACTTTTTCCGGCCCTATTAAGGCTGGAACCATCCGCGATGGCGCTTCTGCCAATGTAGGCTTTGTTGAAATGGCCCAGACCGCAGCTTGGTCTCAGGCAACAACTGCCGCATCTACAGGCATTATCATTCCTGCCAACAGTCAAATAACTGAGATTACTGTTTACATCAATACAGCTTGTAACGGTGCATCTCAGAATCTAAGCGTTGGTACATCATCAACTTCCACTGAACTGTTTAGTGCTCTGGCTCTAACTACTGGATCAGATGTAATCAAGCAGGGTTCTACTGGAACCATTACTGATACAGATGCTTGGGCTGACACTGGTTCTACAGATAAGACAATCTTTACAAAGACTAGTGCTGGTTCTAATGGCCGTGGCTTTATAACTGTAAAGTATATTCAAAACAACAACCTAGCATAATTTGAGGGCGGGGTGACTCGCCCTTATTAGGAGAATTGCAATGGCAGATGCTGTTACAAGCCAAACTATTCAAGATGGTGCTAGGGTTGCGATTTTAAAATTCACAAATGTCAGCGACTCGTCTGGAGAAAGTGCTGTCGTAAAAGTAGATGTTTCTGCTTTAAGCGCAGATCCTTTGACAGGCAAGTCTTGCTCAAGTGTTACTGTCTCAAAGATCCAGTATGTCACTTTTGGCATGAGTGTTAAGATCGAGTTTGATGCATCGACTAACGTCCTTATTGCTCATCTTCCAGAGAACTATTCTGACATGCTAGATTTCTCTGACTTTTCTGGCATACCCAATAATGCTGGTTCTGGTAAGACAGGCGATATTGTTTTCACCACAGTAGGTCATGCGTCTGGTGACGCTTATACTATCGTGATGACCGTGATAAAGAATTATTCTTGATATGAGAAGATATTATGGAGGCGGCACTGTAGCTAACTTTAAGAAAGGTGGGTCTACCAAAGATGCTTGCTATCGAAAGGTAAAAGCAAGATATAAGGTTTTCCCATCCGCCTATGCGTCTGGCGCGATAGCCAAATGCAGAAAGGTTGGCGCAAAAAACTGGGGCAATAAATCTCGTGGCAGTAAGAAAAACTAAGAAAGGTCTAGCCCTTAAGCGTTGGTTTAAGGAAGACTGGAAAGATGTTCGCACTGGCAAAGCCTGTGGTAGGAGAAAGGGCGAGAAGAGAGGTACGCCTTATTGCAGACCTAGCAAGAGGGTCTCAAGCAAAACTCCTAAGACCACTTCCGAGATGAGCGCGTCAGAAAAGAAACGAAAGGTAGCAGAGAAGAAAAGACTTGGTCAGCCTGCTGGTAAGCCAAGGCGAGTTTCTGCTGTCAAAAGAAAAAAGAAAGTATCTAAAAAGAAGTAGCGATGCCTAAAGATCCTAAGAAGGGGACAGGTAAAAAGCCTAAAGGCACAGGTCGAAGGCTTTATACAGATGAAAATCCCAAGGATACAGTTCGCATAAAGTATGCAACTGTTCAGGACGCAAGAGATACGGTCAATAAAGTTAAGAAAATTAACAAGCCTTTCGCAAGAAAGATTCAGATCCTCACGGTTCTGGAGCAAAGAGCGAAGGTTGCAGGTAAGAATCAGCAAGCTTCTATCGCCAAGAGGGGCAAAGAGTCCATCAGAAATGCGAGGAAAGGTGCTAAAAAGAAATGAGTCTTAGCAATGCCTAAAAATTCTAAGAAGGGGACTATGAAAGGCCATACCATTAAAGGTGGTCACAAGCGTCCAACTAAGGCTGGCGCAGGTATGACTAAGAAGGGTGTGGCTAAATATCGTAGGGACAATCCCGGCTCTAAACTCAAGACAGCCGTTACTGGCAAAGTAAAGAAGGGTAGTAAAGATGCAAAGCGCCGTAAGTCTTTTTGTGCGCGTTCTGCGGGGCAAATGAAAAAGTTTCCAAAAGCAGCTAAGAATCCTAATTCAAGGTTGCGTCAAGCTAGAAGGCGATGGAAGTGTTAAATGATTTCTAGAGCACAGATGGGTAAAGAGATTATGCAATCACCTGCTCAGAAGAGAAAAGTTAAGAAAGTCATGTCAGAGTATAAGTCTGGAGATCTTAAAAGCGGCTCTGGTAAGAAGGTGACCAATAGAGATCAAGCTGTCGCTATTGCTATGTCTGAGGCCAATGCCATTGAGAAGAAGTTTGCTGGTGGCATTGTCGGAAGAGGTGATGGCAGAGCGGTCAGAGGTCTTACTAGAGGTATGATCAGATAATGGCTACCAGTGGAAGTTATTCCTTTAACCTAGATATAGGTGACATCATCGAAGAGGCTTATGAAAGAGCAGGTCTCGAATTAAGGAGTGGTTACGATTACAGGACTGCAAGAAGAAGTCTTAATCTTATGATGTTGGAATGGCAGAACAGGGGATTAAACCTTTGGACTGTCAAGTCTGACTCTGTATCATTGACATCTGGCACTGGTAGATATGCTCTTAGCTCAGATAAGCTTGACATAATAGAGGCTTTTATAAGAACTGATTCCGGCGATACCTCTAGTCAATCTGATCTTATGATGCAGCGAATATCTATAAGCCAGTATTCGCATCTTACAAATAAGCTTACCTCTGCTCGTCCCCTGCAATACTGGGTAGAAAAGGGCGTGTCTGAGATAGCTATAAACCTTTGGCCTGTCCCTGACGCTTCGGAGCCTTACACCCTTGTTTATTACTATATGCAAAGGATTGAGGACGTTGGCAAGCCTGCTTCAAATAATATGGATGTTCCTTCTAGATGGCTTCCC